AACTTCCTAGAACTTCTGTAAGGAGACCCAATGCTGGGCGCAAACTATCTAGGCGCACCATATCTTGGGCAGACATACGCAGGAAACACAGCGCTTTCAGTCGCTGGCGCAAGCACATCTTCATTTTCTGCGAATTCACTTGACGTTATAGTCATTAATGCGTCTGGCGCTGCGTCTAATTCTTTTGTTGCAAATGCATCTCCAGTCACGGTGATGCAAACGACTGGCGCGCTATCGTCAACGTTTACAGCGACTGAATCATTGACGACAGTGATGCAAACATCATTTTCAGCCCCATTTACCTTCTCCTCATCACTCTCTGGGGTCATTAATGTAGGCGCTAATGGCTCACTATTGGCGACATTTGCTGGTAATGACACGTCAACCGTGAACGTGTCTGCGACAGGCAGTTTGCAAACGTCATTTTCTGCGTCTGAAAGCGCAACGCTAAAATTAACGTCATCGGGTGCGTTTTCTTCGCAGTTTAGCGCATCGCTTTCTTCAATTATCACGGTGCCTACGACTGAGAGTTTGCAAGCATCATTTAGTTCAACGGCTAATTTGCGTACTATTGTGCCAATGGCGTCTTCAACAATGTCAAATGTATTTAGCGCTACGATCGCGCCAATCACGCGCATTTCTACGTCTGGTGCTTTATCTTCTACGTTCATTACAAATGTGTCAAATCCCACGGTGTTTCTCTCAGCGTCAGGCACATTGACGACAAAGTTCTCCGCGTATGCGTCATTAATTGAGAGCATCATCGGTGGCATCGCTGTTGCGACAACTTCACTCGTCACAGGCGCGAAGAACGCAACATCGTTAGTCACATTAGCAACGCCTACGTCTTCGATTGTCACGCTATCGTACGCAAGTGAATCGCAAGTGACAAACGCAACTACGTCAGAGTCTTCTCTAACATCTGCATCAGCCAACGTTTCGCTCTAAATCACGGTGCTATAGCGATTAGAATGGGTTTGTAAGGAGTTCATGGCATCTCAACAAATCAACACATACGTTGAAGGCAACGTCTTAAACTTTGAAGTGCAATTTACGAATGAGCTAACGGGCGCTGCGATTAACCCAACGAATGTTGCGTTTGGCTACCGTGTGAACGGCGGAAACGTAACATCATTTACGTATGGCGTTGGTTCGCAAATTACGAATCCATCAACCGGCACTTTTGCGATACAAATCGCAACCGTTAGTCTCCCAGGCACGTGGGTGTGGGAGTGGCAAAGCACAGGAAACGGCGCTGCAGTCGTTTCTGGCGCAATCACCGTGACACCTAAGCCAATGACACTACTCTAATGTCTGAAGAAATCGCCGCTCACGTTCAAACGACAACGCATCATTATTTGGTGCACTATCCGCCGCACCCACCTCGAGAAGGTGACCCGCACTACAAAGACTTTCATCACTTCCGTGAAAGGACTAAGGCTACTGCGCAATGCATGATAGGCGCTCACCGAAACGACTTCAGCGAATGCTCGTTAGACAAGCCGCTCGAACTTCATCACGCACACGTCGAATTTTCGCTGCAAAACGGTGTTGACCTCGCGTGGTTAGAAGTCGACTATCCTGGAATCTCTGACCCCGATGAAGTTGGTGCTTGGGTCGAAAGTGCAGCAAATCTTGTGTGGCTTTGCGAAGCGCATCACCGTGGGCCAGGAGGCGTTCACGTCGCTGCTGCCTCAGACTTTGAAGCAGAAAAGTACGTTCGTGGACTTATAACATCAGCGAACAATACCGTGACGCAACACAATACGCAAACTCAAAACTAAATAGAATTTTATTAGCCTATGACGGAGGTACGTATGACGAATGATGTTTCATCGACACATATCGTAATACCCGATACGCAAGTTAAAGATGGCGTCCCACTCGAGCATCTCGCTTGGATAGGTCAATACATTGTTGACAAATTCGCGGGCGAAGAGAACGTCACAATCATTCATCTTGGCGACCACGCAGACATGCCTTCGCTTTCATCATACGATGAAGGCAAAGTTTCGATGGAAGGTCGCTTGTATGAGACGGACATTGCCGCAGCGAATAAAGGCTTTGACATTCTTAATGCGCCGCTTATCGAATACAACACACGTAAACGCGCGCAAGGTAAGAAGCAATGGCACCCTCGCAGAATTATTTTGCACGGCAATCACGAGCATCGAATTGCGCGTGTGCTCGAGTTGAGTAAGACGGCGAAATATAACGTCAGTCTCGAGCATCTCAACTACGCAGAACACGGGTGGGAAGTCGTTCCTTTTCTTAAGCCTATCGTTCTCGATGGCGTAACATACGCTCACTACTTTTACAACCCAATGACCGGTCAATCGTACAGCGGAATGATCGATACGCGTTTGAAGAATCTCGGCATCTCGTTTACACAAGGTCATCAGCAACTTCTTCTTTACGGCATTCGTTATCACGCGAACGGTCAACCTATTCACGGTCTCGTTGCGGGTGCATGCTACCTTCACGATGAAGAGTATAAAGGCGCGCAAGGTAACGCACATTGGCGAGGCATTATCGTCAAACATGAAGTCGCTGACGGTGCGTACGACCCAATGTTTGTGTCATTGAATTATTTGTGCAAGCGTTATGAAGGCGTTACGCTTGACGAGTTCATGGCGAAAAAGTTTTAATGGTAGGATTGAATGATGCAGCCTGACTTCTTTACGGTTTACGACAAAGGTCGTCAACTCGACTTTGAAGGCCTTCATCTCGCAACAGCGACTTCATTTTTACCGTCGAAAATTCGTTGGTTTGTAGTTGACATCTACAAAACTGTAGGTGGCAAATACATTGTCGCAGGCTCTGGAAAGAGCATAGTTGTGCACCGTCCCAACTGCGCTATGATGAAAGAGAAGAACGCTGAATTAGCGCCTGCTTCGAAGACATCAGTGCCATGTTCAACGTGTCGCCCTATGCTTACTGAAGATGTGTGCCACGAAGTTAACCGTGAATGGGCGCAAGTGTCTGAAGACCCCGCAGCGATTATTGAGCGATTGAGATTGCGCGATGCTGACGGTGTGTGGTACTTGCCAAAGACGTCTTCGAGCGCTTTGTTACAAGCCGCAGAACTTGATGATGGCATCAAGCGAGCGTTTTACGCGCCCACTCGCATTGAGTAATATTTAACTCACAACAAAAACGGAGGACGAATGCTTATCATCTTAGAAGGTGTCGATTGCAGCGGTAAGTCGACATTGGCGAATGAACTCGTATCGCTTATCGGCGACGCAGAGTTGATTCACCGTGGGGTGCCTATCGATCACGTCCTTGACGAGTACGAACTTGCGCTTCTTAACTATGTGCCTCAACAATCACGGTCAATCGTTTGCGATCGTTGGCACATTGGCCCTGACGTATACGGTCCCATCAAGCGCGGTGACAATGGGTTGGACCCAGTCATTCGTTGGCACATCAATGCGTTCCTTCAAGCGAAAGGAGCGTACTTAGTGTACACGGAAATGCCGCTAGATGCACTTCTAAGTCGAATGAATGAGCGAGGTGAAGACTATCTAGCGCGTGATGAAGTGGCGTCTGTCATTGACCTTTACCGTGAAGTGATTCAGAAAACACCTCTCCACTTCATGTCATCAGTCACTGGCTTTCATGACGCTCACGGTGTCATCACAGCAGCGCTTGCGCCTGAAGCGAGTTCGTCTCAGTGCGGCGCATTCACGTCTTACGTTGGCACTCGTCGCCCATCACGACTAATTGTCGGTGACTCGCCAACGCCTATCGCTTTCATGCCATATGAAGGTACACACAATTACGATATCGTAAAGCGATATGCACTTGGCGGCGACACAGATACCGCGTTTGTGAATTACACTGAGCAATTGAATGAATTGTGGGACGCAATATACAACCCGCTTGTAATTGCAATCGATCAAAAGTCTGCGGATGCATGTCATCACGCTCACATCCCATTCGCATACAAAATGGAGGACAAATGAAACAACTAACACACGCATTTGACATTGAAAATGTGCAGACTGATTATCCTGCGCTTCTTCAATACCTACGAACTCATGGTGAGTCAACGTCTCCTCGAGGACAGAACACTCGAGAAATCTTTGATGTTGTCATGCGACTAGACCCACACTACGCAATCGTCACGGGCATCGATCGAAAGTTGAGCACAAAGCTCATCAGTCTTGAGGCATTGCAACTTATCTCGTGCACATCGATGCCTGCTCGCACCGTGAAGGCTGCGCCGAACATGGCGAACTTCATGAACGGCGAAACGTTTCATGGGCCTTACGGCACACGCATCGGTGCGCAGTTAGAAGCAGTGATTCGTCGTTTGCAATCAGACCGTGACACTCGTCAAGCAGTCATCACAATCTGGGACCCGCTCCTTGACGCATTCCGCACGACGCAAGCGAAAGATGTACCGTGCACAACAATGCTTCAATTCTTCATTCGCAATGACAAACTCGTAATGCACGTGACAATGCGCAGCAACGACGCATGGTGGGGCACTCCTCATGACTGGGGCCAGTTGTCACAATTGCAACTTGCACTCGCAAACGTTCTCGGAATTGAAGCCGGCGATTATTATCACCACGCAGTTTCGTTTCATCTTTACGAACGTGACTTCGACAAGATTGACACGCTTTCGTTTCCTACGTCTGACTTAGTGCGTCACGACGGTTTCGGTTGGAAAGGCATTACGTTTGAAGAAATTCAAGCGCGTGCGCTTACGTTTATGACGCATCCAACGTCCGTGACCGCTGAAAGCACAACAGAATCATGGCATCTTCAGCAGCAACTTTCGATTGATAAGTTGTAAGCCGTGAACGAAGGACGCATATCATGGGACGAGTTGTGGATGTCAACTGCTCGCAACGTAGGTCGTAGAAGTTGGTGCTCACGGGCGCAGTATGGCGCTGTCATTGTGTCTGAAGACAATCGAGTGTTGTCTGTTGGTTACAACGGTACGCCTGCGCATCAAAGCGCTAGCACATCATGCGAAACGTGGTGCACACGCGCTGTGAACGCACGTGTTCACGGTGAACACGCAGTCAATCCGAACTACACCGACTGCCACGCAGTGCACGCGGAAATGAATGCAATTTTGCGCGCAAATAATCTTTGGCTCGAGAAAAGCCCCACACTTTACGTTAATGGCGTAACGTGTCTACGGTGTGCGTTGACAATCTCAAACTCAGGCATTAAGCAAGTTGTTCTATTCATTAGCGACTACGAACTAAAACGCAATCCAGAAGAAACGCAAGAACTTCTCGAGCGCTACGGTGTGAAGGTGAGGACAATGAAATGAGTTTAGAAGACACGCGACTAGAGTTTGTCGATACGCTCGACAAAGCTAATGAATTTATGCGTTGGCTCGGTGAACGACGCGAAGTACTTGCATTTGACACAGAAACGGGCGGGCTCGACCCAGAAAAGTGCGCACTACGTCTCGTTCAGTTCGGCGATATGGGCGCTGGTTGGGCAATACCGTGGGAACGATGGGGTGGCTTAGCGATTGAAGCCATCAAAAAGTATGAAGGCGAAATGGTTGCGCACAACTCTAAGTTTGATGTGCGTTACATTGAACGTCACGGTGGCATTCGTATGAAGCGCGAAAATATTCACGACACTCGTATCATGTGTCACATTCTCGACCCGTCAAGTCGCACAGCGCTGAAGCCAGTCGCTGCGCGTCTCGTAGACGCACGAGCAGCGTACGCAAGTCAAGCGCTTGATGAAGCGATGTCATTGCAAAAATGGACGTGGGCTACGGTGCCAGTAGACTTCAAGTTGTATTGGTGTTACGGTGCATTGGACACGGTGCTCACTGCACACGTGTACAACAAACTAAAGCCTCAGATTGACGCAGAGTTCGCAGATGTGTACGCTCTCGAGCAGGCCGTTCAATTTGTTCTCGCTGATATGGAAGCTCGTGGCTCGCGAATCGACTTAGACTACACGAAAAAGAAGGCGGCGGAACTCGAGACGTTTGCGAATAGCGTTAGTGACTGGTGTCTCAAGAATTATCGCGTAAGCCCTGGCTCTAACCGTGAAGTGACTGACAAACTTCTCGAACTTGGCGTCCCACTTACGACACGGACAAAGAGTGGCAATTACGCACTCGATGAAGACGTCATTCAAGAAATCATTGGCGGCTCGCTTGAAGACGTTGACGTAACATCATTGAATGAGGGACAGACTCTTGCGTACCAAGTTCTCGCACGGCGCAAGGCTGAAAAAATTCGTTCAACGTATCTCGACCCATTCCTTGACTATGTCGATGAGAACGGTTTTGTGCACCCTCAAATAAATCAGTTAGGCGCACGGACAGGCCGCATGTCGATGGAACGACCAGCCCTTCAAACACTCCCTCGCGGTCGAGTTGTGCGAGATTGCTTTATCCCTCGAGAAGGTCACTCTCTTGTGAGTGCGGACTTTGATGGCGTTGAAATGCGTATCCTTGCGCATTTTGCGCAAGACCAGAATCTCATTGACGCAATCAACTCTGGTGACATTCACTTGACCACCGCACGTCGCGTTTACAACGATGACACGATCGACAAGAAAGACCCACGGCGTCAAATCGCAAAGAGCGTAGGCTTCGCAAAAATCTACGGTGCTGGCGCCGATAAAATTGCTTTAACGGCAGGCGTATCACCCGACGAAGCGCGAGACTTTTTGACTCAGTATGACGCAACATTCCCAGGTGTAAAAGCGTTTCAAGGCACGGTGGCTAAAGTCGTTGAGCAGCGTAAACGTGAAACTGGACGTGCGTTTGTAAAGACACCAATTGGTCGTCTTCAACTCAGCGATAATGACCGTGACTACGCATTGGTTAATGCACTTATTCAAGGCATGGCCGCTGACGTGTTTAAAGAAGCATTGGTGCGTCTCGACGAATCGGACGTAGGTGAGTATTTACTTCTTCCTGTGCATGACGAAATCATCGCAGACATTCCTAATGACGACATGGACGAGCTAAAGGACGTAATCACAAAGGCTATGAGTGACGATCGTTGGGCTGTGCCTCTCACTGTCGGTATTGACGGTCCACTTCCTCGATGGGGAGCCAAGTATGGAGGTTAGTGCCCACAATTCTCGCTGTCGACCCAGGTCGTACTACGGGCTTCGTAATTTGGAGAGACGATGAACGTATCGAGAAAGAACTCGAGTGCAGTCGCTTTCTTGCGTATGCTGCACCGTTAATTGAACGAGGAGAGATTGACTTTGTTGTATGTGAACGTTTCATCATCAGCACACAAACAGCCAAGTACTCACAAGCACCGTGGTCCCTCGAGCAAATCGGAGTCCTTCGGTTTTTGTGCGAACGATACGATGTTTCATTCGTTCTTCAAAACGTCAGTGACGCAAAACGCTTCGGCACAGACGATCGTCTCAACGCAATCGGGTGGAAGCGCCCTAAAGGTGGTGGGCACGCCCGTGACGCACAACGGCACTTACTACTTTTTCTGGTGAAACACGACATGATTGACGACTATTTGCTCGTCAAGAATTCGCAAAAGTAACATACATTTGTTATAATAGACTTATGAGGTGCATGGAGCACTTCATTGAAGGGAGTCACCGTGGCAAAAGTAACGTGGACACACACAGAAAATTGCGATCGTTCGTCAACAATGATAAAGAATCATCGCGTGTCAGTGTTTCGCGCAACACCTACAAAGTATGTACTTTTCATCGATGGTGTGCGAGCAGAAGTCAATGAGCGACGAGTGAGCAAGACGGGTAACAAAGAATTGCTCATGAAGAAGGGCGTAGAGATTGCGTCCAACATGCCGAAGCGCGCAACACCGTACCCGCAAAAACTTCCACGACCAGCGGTCAAATCAACAAGTGCAAATGGCATCTTTCTCGCCAAGATGCTGAAGTAAAATTGACTCACAAATGAAAGAGGACGAATGCCTTTAGCACACATCGAAAACAACGAAATCACGGTGCAAACAGAATTCCGTGATAAGAACGCAATCAAAAGTGTGCCCGGTGCGAAGTGGTCGCAAACTGGATGTTGGCGTCTGCCTCTCAGTTGGGCGAGTTGCGTTGCATTGCGCGGCGTCTTTGGCGATCGTCTCGACATCAGCGATGAACTACGTCAGTGGGCCGTGAACGAGCGTGCTCAACGCGTTGACCCATCAATGGCGTTACGCGATGCGATTAGCGCTGACGGAGATGAACGTCTATTCCCACCGCAGCGAGCAGGCGTAAAGTGGTTGCAAGCAACTAAACGTGGACTTTTAGGTGACCCTATGGGGACCGGAAAAACACGTCAGTTGTTGATGGCTATACCGGAAGACGGTTGGCCAGCGATCGTTGTGACGCCTAACGGTGTGCGTCAAGGCTGGAAGAACGAAGTTGACAAGCTCGGGCTTGACGTAAACGTCATCATTCTCGACGGGTCGACTGCTGCTCGCAAAAAGCAATTGGCTGACATTAATGACGGCGACAAAACACTTGTCGTCATCAATTGGGAATCACTACGATCATTGTCGCGTCTTGCTCCGTATGGCTCAATCGGTTTAACGCGTTGCGTTGAGCACGGTGGTGAAGACCCTGCTGTCACAGAAGCGCGATGTGAAGTGCATCCGAAAGCGCTCAATCAAATTCAGTGGCGCACCGTCATTCGAGACGAAGCGCATCGAGCAAAGGACCCACAAAGTAAGCAAACGCGTGCGTCATGGGCTTTGCAACATGCACCCACGGTGCGCTATTGTTGGGACGCAACTGGTACGCCAGTTGCTCAACACTTAGGTGACTTATGGGCGATTATGCACGGTAACTCGCCAGAAGACTTCCCACGCAAGAGCTCATTCATTGAACGATACGCAACTGCGTCATGGAATTCATGGGGTGCGTTAGATATTGGCGGCATCAATCCGCAAACATCGTCAGAGCTTTTCTCATTCTTAGACCCACGGTTTCGCCACGTTCCTAAAGAAGCGTTGCTCCCATTTCTCCCACCGAAGATTCGTCAAGAGTGGACGTGTCCGATGTCGAAAAAGCAAAAGCAAGCGTACGAAGACATGGCAGCAACGATGATTGCCGAACTCGAGAGCGGTGTGCTCATCACTACGAACCCACTTTCGCAATACGCACGGCTGATGCAATTCTCAAGTGCGTATGCGGAGATTCAAGAAGATGGGTCCGTGAAACTAAGCGACCCATCATGTAAAGTTGACGCACTCATTGAGATTCTCGATAGTCTCGGCGATGAGCCTGTTGCAGTGGGCATGGTGTCACGGCAACTTCTCGAATTGTGCGCCACACACTTACGTGAGAACAACATTTCATTCAGCGTAGTGCAAGGCGGACAGACGATGGACGAACGTCAGAAGTCAATTGACGACTTTCAAGACAAGCGCGTGCGAGTGATTCTTCTCACGGTGCAATCTGGTGGCACAGGTATCACACTTACAACTGCGCCTTACCTCGTTATGCTTCAGCGCTCATGGTCATTGATTGACAACCTTCAAACTGAAGACCGTGTGCACCGCATTGGTTCAGAGCAACACACGCAAGTCACAATCATTGATGTGCTCACCGAAGGCACGATGGAAGTTGGGCGTCAAATCGAACGCCTTCAAGAAAAAGGCGCTAATCTCAATGAAATTCTTCGAGACGCCGACACGCTTAAGAAAGTGTTGTACGGTGAAAAGTTGTAATTCGAAAGCGTTATTGTTATAGACATGACAGAGAGACAAATGCACGTAAGTAATTCAGAAGTTCAGTGCTTCAAACGTTGCCGTCGTAAGTGGTGGTTAACGTATCATCGTAAACTTCGCAAAGTTGAAGAGCGCACAACGGGTGCGTTAATGTTGGGAACGCGTGTGCACGAAGCACTCGCCGCTCTTTATAGCCCAACACCGCAAGACCCCATTGAAGTTATTCGTAACGAATACAACAAAGCCCGTGAAGGCGTAGACCCAGAGACCTTTGACTTTGAAGACCTCAACAAAGAGGCAGCGCTCGCTTTAGCGATGATTGAAGGATACGTCCAATGGGTCGAAGAGACTGGCATTGACGACGACCTTGAAGTCATCTCTGTCGAAGAAGAATTGTCTGCGCCGTTTGACGGTGTGCCTGTGACAATCATCGGAAAACTCGACACGCGTGTACGTCGTAAGTCTGACGGTCGTCTTCTTTCAATGGACCACAAAACATGTGCATCGTTCGATAGTCTCACGCGTACGCTCGA